GACAGCATTTGCTTTGCTTATGGCAAAATCATACATGAACAAGTATGATGATGCTGTTGTGCTGTTTTATGATTCAGAGTTTGGCACACCACAAAGTTACTTTGATGCGTTCGGTATTGATACAGAACGTGTGCTTCACACACCAATCACCGATGTCGAGCAACTAAAACATGACATTATGAATCAGTTGCAAAATATTGAGAAAACTGATAAAGTAATTATTGTGCTAGATTCGATTGGTAACTTGGCATCAAAGAAAGAAGTCGAAGATTCAATTGAAGGTAAATCTGTTGCTGACATGAGCCGAGCAAAACAGATGAAGTCGTTGTTCCGTATGGTGACACCACATTTAACAATCAAAGATATTCCAATGGTTGTGGTTAATCACACATATAAAGAGATTGGTATGTTCCCGAAAGATATCGTGGGTGGTGGCACAGGCTCGTATTACTCAGCCGATACAATCTGGATTCTTGGTCGTCAACAAGATAAAGATGGCACAGAAATCGTAGGATACAATTTCATCATCAACGTAGAGAAAAGTAGATATGTCAGAGAGAAATCTAAAATACCCGTTACTGTATCTTTTGACGGTGGTATTAACAAGTGGTCTGGTTTACTGGATGTCGCACTTGAAGGAAATTTCGTCACTAAGCCAAGCAATGGTTGGTACGCTAAAGTAGATCAAGAAACGGGTGAAGTATTAGATAAAAAACGTTTTGCTGATACACAAACTGAAGAGTTCTGGAAAGATATTCTTGCAGATGAACGCTTCAAAGAATTCGTGAGAAAGAAATATGAAATCACTTATAGCAGCATTCTTGGAGAAGATGTCGTTTTGGAAGAAGAAGATGAAACCGCAGTATAACGTTGACTACGTTTTAATTGATTCTGATGATGGTACAAAAACTGGCGTAGGCATTCAAACGGGTGAATTTGCTGGTGTTTTGTATCATTATGGTAAGGTCAGACTTTCTGAAGAAGATGACTTTGCAAGAATGACGTTTAGTTATACAATCGTGTCTTCACCTAGAATACCGATAGATGACTTGATACAAGACGAAAACTTTCACACTTTTATTGGTGACATATTAACAGAGATTCTAATGAATCAAGAAAGAGCAAATGAAAAGATTGGAAACTACGATCCTGAAGAATTTGATATTTAATGAGGACTATGCAAGAAAAATTATTCCTTTTTTAAAGACCGAATACTTCACTGACTCAACAGAAAAAAATCTGTTTGATGAAATTAACGAACACATAAATCAGTTCAAACATCTTCCCACCTACGAATCACTTGTAATCAACTTCACAGAATCCCGTAAACTGACTGAAGAACAGGTCAGAAAAGCAGTTGAAATGATTCGTGAAATCAACGCAGATAAAAATGACCCCACTGACGTAGATTGGCTCATCAAGCAAACTGAAAAGTTCTGTCAAGATAAAGCGATCTACAATGCTATCATGAAGTCTGTTGGTATTCTTGATGATAAAGCCAACAAAGAAGACAAAGGTATGATACCAAAGTTGTTGAGTGATGCACTTGGTGTATCATTTGACAGGTCAGTTGGTCACGATTATATCGATGATTCGGATAATCGATTTGAGTTCTATCATCGACATGAAACAAAGATACCGTTTGATCTTGATTTGTTCAACAAGATTACAAAAGGCGGTCTACCAAAGAAAACATTGAACATTGCACTTGCTGGCACAGGCGTTGGTAAGTCATTGTTCATGTGTCATGTGGCAGGTTCTTGTTTATCACAAGGTCTGAATGTGTTGTACATCACAATGGAAATGGCCGAAGAAAGAATTGCGGAACGTATTGATGCCAATCTATTGAACATTGACATTGCAGACTTGAATTCAATTTCGAAGCAAGACTATGACCGCAAGTTCTCTGCATTGAAAGTCAACACACATGGTAAACTAATCATCAAAGAGTACCCAACCGCAGCAGCATCGGCATTGCACTTCCGTGCATTGTTAAATGAATTACAACTAAAGAAAAGTTTCAAACCTGACATTATTTTTATTGACTATCTTAACATTTGTGCAAGTGCCAGAATCAAGCCTGGTGCTAACGTAAATAGTTATTCTTATGTTAAGGCTATTGCAGAAGAATTGAGGGGTCTAGCGGTCGAGTTCGATGTTCCCATAGTATCGGCTACACAGACGACCAGAAGCGGCTTTACAAGCTCGGATCCCGGCTTAGAAGACACCTCTGAGTCATTCGGTTTGCCAGCTACCGCAGATTTTATGTTCGCTTTGATAAGTACCGAAGAGTTGCAACAATTGAATCAAATATTAATTAAGCAACTCAAGAATCGTTACAATGATCCCAACTATTTCAAGCGGTTTGTCGTGGGTATTGACAGGGCTAAGATGAAACTGTATGATGTAGAACAAGCCGCACAAGATGATTTAATTGATGCGGGCCAGGTTGATGACAAGCCTCTGAACACGTTTGGTGATCGTGAACGACAGTCTGGTATGAAAAATAAGTTCGGAGGTTTCAAAGTATAAATACTCCAATAACTTGGGGGATTTATGGCTAAACTAAATGAAGGTGATGTAATCGAAGGCATTTTTACAATTGCTCTTTGTCTATATTTGGCTTATGGGAAAGTAGACAAAAGAGAACTCAACAAAATTCGCACTAAAGTTGATACTAAAATGTTTTCAACAGGGCGATTCAAATATGCGGTGGTTGAAAATCATATGCGCCAAAAAGGAAAAAACCCTCCGGACTTTTTTAACGTTCTCATGGAAATGAGATTAAAGCCCGAATCCGTTCAGGGTGCATTTGATAAAGAGTTTGATGTTTTATATAAGTCTTCAAAAGATATAGGTAAAATTGATTCAAAGATCAATCAATTGATTGCTTCATTTGATAAAGCAAGTTTTGCTATGAAGGCAAAGGGTGCTGTGGACTATTTTTTAGATAATAGTACAGGTGAAGTTGTTACATTCAAAGTTGTAGCAGATGGGATAGAGGGTGAATCATCTGGAGGTGAAGTTAAAGGTGATGTAGTCATGTCTGTGTATGCCACTAAAAAAGGAACTGATAAAAAAATAATTTCAGGCTCATTACCATTTTCACTCAAATCGGAAAGCGTTACTGTAGCTAATTTATCTCCTTATAGAGGTATGTTGGATATAGCAGATGCCGTTGGAATTAAATGGGATGCAAAAGAAAAATTTATTCGTTTAAGTAAACCTTTCAACGGGCCAATAGAACAAAAATCAAAATTTCAACTTATCAAAGCGATGTATGATGAATTGGTACAAAACATGATAGTGGAGTCTAAAAAAACATCGTTCAGCGATAAGGCTTATGATTTCTTAGATAAGAGTATCTTTGGTTCAGATTTGGCAGATGTTGTTGACATTCAACAAAAAAATGTAAAAGAAATTACAAGAGATTATTTTATTCAATTAAAGAAAAATGTAAAACTGCAGGCTAAATTAAATGGGAATAATTTGGTCTTCGTTGACAGTAAAACAGACACCCCAATTTTTCAGATAAGAACAAAACTTAGACCTCCTCCAGCAAATGAAGCAAAATTTTATTTGGAAGTAGGTAAAGGTATATACACCAAATGAAATTCATGGACTATCTAAGAGAAAGCAAAGAAGGCAAGAATGTTCATCTTGAGCATCTTGAAGATAATGTATTAAATGGTGGTGTGTCGGGCGCACGTGAAGCAATAGAGTTTCTCCGTTCTCTGCGTAATATGCTTGCTGGTCATTCTGGCTCAAAAATGAATGTGACCACGAAATGGGATGGCGCACCTGCTATCTTTGTAGGCACAAATCCAGAAAACGGTAAATTTTTTGTTGGCACCAAATCAGTGTTTGCAAAAAATGCAAAATTAAATTATACTGATGAAGACATTGATGAAAATCATCCAAGTGAAGGTCTTAACAAAAAATTGAAACTTGCATTGGCATTTCTACCAAAGTTGAACATCAAAGGTGTATTGCAGGGTGACATGATGTTCAGTAAAGGTGACATTGAAAAAGAAACAATTGCTGGTGAAGAATACATTATATTTCAACCAAATACAATTGTTTATGCAGTCCCCGCAAAATCAAAGTTGGCACAAGCAATGTTGGCTGCACAAGTCGGTGTTGTTTTTCACACATCATATTCAGGCAAAACATTGGAAACAATGAAAGCATCGTATAACATTGATATTGGCCGTTTGAGCGCAACAAAAGATGTTTGGTTTCGTGATGCTTCATTTACTGATGCGTCTGGTTCTGTTACCTTTACTGAAGAAGAAACAGCGACGATTACATCAATACTTTCAAATGCTGGTCGTGTGTTTCAATCAATACCTGCATTGACATTGAATCGTATTGCTGCATCCGATGTTTTTCTTACACAGATTAAAACATTTAATAATACAAAAGTTCGTGAAGGTAAAAAGATTGCTGATACCAGAATTCACACACAAGAGTTGATTAATTGGGTTGAAGCAAAATTGAATAAAGAAGTTCTAGCCGCAAAGAAAGAAGATACAAAACAAAAGCGAATCAAAGAAAAGAATGAAGTGATGCGTTTCTATCGTTCAAATGCGATTCAACTAAAGATGATATTTGATTTGATGAATCTAATCGTTGATGCCAAATTGATGATTATTCGTAAGTTAGAAACAATCAAGAGTATTGGTACATTTGTTCGCACTGACGATGGTTTTCGCATCACAGCACCAGAAGGTTTTGTTGCTGTAGATCATCTTGGCAAAGCACTGAAACTAGTAGATAGGCTTGAGTTCAGCAGACAAAACTTTAACGCACAAAAGGCATGGGATAAATGAGTTACGATATTAATAAAATTTTAGCAGAGTATGCAGACGATGATTTTGGCTTCAGTGCCGTAGACGAAGTTGAATATCAAGCAGTCATTGCAGAGAAAGATGAAACTGTTGAAGAATACAAAGAAAGACTTCAACAAGTAGAAAAGATTATTATGCCTTTTCTGACTAATCTATACAAGACTGCAAGTCAGCCATACATTCACTGGCCAAATCGTGGTCCTATTATTGAGAAACAGATGCAGAAAATTTTGACATTGACGAGGGGCTAATGATTACTATATCTGATTCTGCTGTAAAGAAAATTAAAAATATCATTGCCGAAGAAGACCCATCACTTAAACTGCGTGTGTTTGTGCAAGGTGGTGGTTGTTCAGGATTTCAATATGGTTTTACATTGGAAGAGTTACCACCAGCAGAAGATGATTTAACTTTCGAAAAAGATGGTATTGGCGTTGTCATAGATAGTATGAGTATGCAATACATGAATGAAGCAGAGATCGATTACAAAGAAGATATGATGGGTGCATCATTTACAATCAAAAACCCAAACGTAACTGCAACTTGTGGTTGTGGTTCATCATTCACGATATGAAAACATTCAAAGATTATTTAAAGGCAAACAAAGACAGCAGACAAGAGTTTGTATCTAAAGCCGGCGGGGGTGAGTGGGGAAGACCCGAACTCACTGCTAAATATCTTGATGACACTCCTGGTCAAAGCACACAACAATATAAAAAGTTTACAGGAAGTTGGAAAGAAACTGACATAAAATAAATTATTGGAGATATTATGAAGGACGTGATCGTGGGCTGCTCAACGAATTATGATTGGGCAAAATTAAAATATTGGATTAATTCAATCAATGAATCAGGCTTTGAAGGTGATAAAGTTCTGATTCTCATGAACTGCGATAAAGAAACTGTACAGAAGGTAACTGACGCAGGCTTCTCAATCATTGCGTTCAATCAAGACAAAGACGGCAATCTAACTTATCAGTCCCAACTGATGGTTCATGTTGAACGATTCATTCACATTTACAAATTACTCAAAGATAACGATTATCGTTATGTAATTACCACAGATGTGCGGGATGTCATCTTTCAAAAGAACCCTGTTACATGGTTAGAAGAAAATTTATCTAAACAAGAAGATTTGGTATTTTCTTCCGAAAGCATGAAATATAAAGATGAGCCATGGGGTCGTGAGAATATCACACAATGTTATGGTCAAGGTATCTACGAAGATTTTAAGAACAACACGATCTTTAATGTCGGTGTTCTTGCTGGTCGTGGTTATGCGATGAGAGATTTAACTTTACAGTTGTTCCTAAACTGTATCAACAGACCAATACCGATTGTTGATCAAGCAGTATTCAATGTAATGATTTCAAGACACCCTTATATTGATTCGTCGATGTATACCGAATCGGAATACGGTTGGGCATGTCAACTTGGTACAACGGCTGACCCAAGCAAAATAGATTCATTCAGACCACATCTTTTAGAACCATCACCGAAATTAGAAGGTGACAAGGTTGTAACTTCAACAGGAATAGAGTATACTATTGTACATCAGTACGACCGTGTGCCAGAATGGAAGAAAGTGATTGAGGCAAAATATGACGACAAATAGAATTAAAGAATTATTTTGGGAATTAGAAAAGCCATCTACAAAATGGTCAGGTTACTTTGATGTTTATGAACGACATCTAAAGAAGTTTGTAGGTAAAGCACCACGCATCTTAGAAATTGGTGTGCTTGGTGGTGGTTCAATTGAAATGTGGCTGAAATACTTCGGACCAGATACATCAGTTGTTGCTATTGATATCAATGAAGAATGTTTGAAATATGAATACATTGGTGATGTTAAAGTTGTGATGGGTGATCAAGGTGACCCCGCTTTCTGGTCAGAATTTCTCAAAACGCAAAATAAGTTTGACATTGTGATTGATGACGGTTCACATGTAATGAATCATCAGATTACAACATTGAATAGTGTGTTTCCACATATCAAAGAAGGAGGTGTGTATATTTGTGAAGATACACATACAAGTTATTGGCCACAGCCATGGGGTGGTGTATTCCGTGGTGCTGGCACATTCACCGAACATGCGAAACGTGTGACAGACATTGTGAATCAACAACACTTTCAAGGCTCACCAATTTCTGATGAAGCACTTGCAGTGTATCACAATCTGTACTCTATATCATTCTACAACAGTATGGTTGTAATGGAGAAAGAACAACTCAAGCCATTTGGCATCACAGACAACAAAGCAAACGTAGGAAGAGAACTATGAAAATAGCACTATGCATCTCTGGTCAACCAAGAATGTGGGAAAAGGGATTTGAGTACCACAATCTAAACATTATCAAAAATAACGATGTAACTGTATTTCTGCATTCGTGGGAAATGCCAGCAGAAGAAATGCAAAAAATTTCTGAGAAGTATAATGCAAAAAGTTTCATTACATCACCAAATCCCGACATTGATTTATCAAAGTACACAAACACACCACCACCATCACCAAACTGGAAAGTCAAAGATGGTCGTATGTCAACATGGGCGCAGATGTTTGCAATTTATGAATGTATGCGTACAAAGCGTGAGTATGAAGAATATCATAACATGAAGTTTGATTGGGTTGTTCGTTCACGATTCGACTTTGCAATCAATATTCGTATTCCCTTCGACACATTGAATCCAAACAAACTGTACATTCCAAACTGTCGCATGTCACCTAATCGTGATTTTGGTAATGATCAGTTTGCATTCTCTTCATCAGAGAATATGGACAAGTATTCGTATGTGTATCAGCACTATGATGAATTCTACAACAATGGTGTACAGTTCATGATGGAAGATTTCATGAGTGCCAACTGGAAACGATATGGTTTAGTTGGTGAAAATCTAGTGTATTGTGATGTCAATCATCCATTCTCACCTGGTGAGTACAATAGCACATGGCATTCACTGTTACGAAATGATATGGAAGAATGGCTGAAATGAACCTCATAATCTGCATGGCGGGATACAATACCCGTTTTCATGATGTTGGCTTTGACATACCAAAATATCTTTTGCCTTGGAATGGCAAAACAATCATATACGATATTTTGAAGAATCTTGGTTGGGTCAATCAACTGATTCTTGTGGCCAATAAGAGAGACATTTATTTCAAAGATCAACTTGTTGAAGCAATCAATCCATTAGGTTGGAACGAAAGCAATATTCTTTACATTGGTGATACAAAAGGTCAAGCACATACAGCAGCGATTGGTATTGAGCAACTGAATAACAAATACTTGCCAACATTCGTTCACAATGCAGACACCATTCTTCTTGGTCGTCGCATAGATTTTATTGCCGATGACTTGACTGCCAAACATGATGCATACATTGATGTATTTGTGGGTAACTCACCAAAATATTCTTATGTTCGTGCATTTGAAAACACGGTAATTGAAATCGTAGAAAAGAAACAAATCTCACCGTATGCATCGTCGGGTTTCTATGGTTTTCTGACCGGTCATCTTTACCTAGAATATTATAACAAGTTAGCCGAAAAAGATGGTGAATTATATATTGCAGATGTGATACAAAGTATGATACAATCTAATAAACAAGTATTCATGAATCCTCTTGGTAGTAATCAAGAGACAATTGTGTTAGGTAGTCCACAAGAATACGGTATTGAGATAGCAAGGCAAACACTAGGTGCAAAATGAAAACTATATCATTGAAGGGTGGTTCTCTCAGTAGAACCTATTTGATACCAGATGAGAAGATTGTACGCAAAG